TCCGTCTACAATCTTTTCTTTTAATACAGACATAGTTAAGCGATGTACTAGATAGAGCGTGCCCTTAATATTAAAGCGGCCATACCCGTCATCAATTTTTCCAGTCCAAAGCCAACATGAGTCGGTCTTGGTTACCTTATCCCAAAAATGTTCTGGTAGCTCCTCAATAGAGTTGTAATCTAAAGATGGTTTAGCCATGTGAAAGTACCCCCTGCATCCTTGTCTTAACCATAAGTTCTAGATCTTCTATAGAACTGTTGTTAGTAAAGATCTGGTCTACCGGGTAGTCGTCCATTTGGCTTTCAGATACATGAGCGTTTACTGGGTTAATACCTAGACGTTTGATACGCCACACTTGTGACTCTAACCCAGTAAACTCAGTAATAAGTTTAATTGACTCTGCCTCATTAGAAAACCTGACATCTGTTATAACAATGTTATCTGCAGGGTTAATGCTTTTAAATACCTGGTTAACCCAGAAGTCCTCACCAAATAGTTTACGAGCAGCAACACCTGAGTTCTGAAGTAGGCGGCGAATGTGTGGGGATTGCTTAGCCACTTCCCAGCCATCACGATCAACCTTTGCCTTTACAAATACAGGTTCCCCCGCAATTGAATCATACATAGGGTTAGTCTCATAAATAAACTCTCGGATCTTGTCTGCAAAAGCTACGCGGGTGTACCCGTAGTTCTCTACTAAGATTTTAGCTACAGTATCTTTGCCTGATTGTGCATAACCTGTTAGACCGATGATCATAAGAATGCTGCCTCTCCAAACACTGAATGTTTTGAACCCTCTAAGGAATAGTGTACCAAATGTTCTGGCATGTCTCCGATATCTTTGTACTCGCTACCTTGATAGTTCAAGAACCAGCACTCCATACCCTCTTTACGTGTGCGCTCAAGCATATCTGCTGAGGCTTTCTTGCCGGGAGCATCGTTATCCATAGCAAAGATAAGCTTGTCTGCTACCTTCATAAGCTGTAATTGATCATCACTGATCGATGCACCAAAAGTTGACACCGCACCAAAGACTCCCATTGATGAGAGCTTGACTGCATCTAGTGGAGACTCAACAACAATCATTGTGCCCTTCTTAAATACATCAAGACCAAACAATGTCTTTGACTTGGCTACACCTGTGGGTCGGTTGCGGAAGAAGCGCTCTGTCTGACTCTTCTCTTGCCAACCCATAAGCTTGAAGCCTAGTGGGTTTCTGATAGGAGTGATCCAAGAGTTTCTAGTTGGATTCCACTTGACACCATGAAGCACACAAGCCTCTTGTGTTAAACCTCTAGCAGACAAAGCCCAATCAGGTATAGCTACGTCGAAAATCGCCAGACGTGCCTCACTCATACCCACAGGTGCTGGGATAGGAATGTAACTGTTGCGTGCTTCTTCTAGCTGCTTGGCTAAGAAATCAAAGTTAACTTCAACATTGTTACGCAACCAATCCTTGGCAGCATCGAAGTCAACACGACCCCATGTAGTTGTAAACTCTTTGATCTCTCCGACAAGAGTTAGTAGGGTGCCCTTGTACCCACAAGAAAAGCAGTGGTGGACACCAGTCTCAGCATTCATAGACCAGGAAGGATTGTTATCCTCCCGTCCTGTGCGCTCTAGGTGCATTGGGCACAACCCGAGGAGTTCATCCCCGCGTTGCGTAACCTCAATACCTAGATTAGATAAGACACCTTCTACTGAACCCTCGGCGTACATTAGTCCTCCGGAGTAAAGCCGGGTGCATCAACTAGTGTAGGAGCTGTTGCTAAGCTTCCACAGTTTGCACACTGCATTTCTGTAAAGTACATTGAGATTTCATAGTCTTCAAACATTGCCTGGATATTCCATAAGCGTGATCCACATACACAAATGTGTACCGGTTCTCCTCTGAGATCCATGTGTACATCCTCTCGTTGTTCGTACATTTATTTAACCCTTCTGCGAATACGTTTGCGCTCTATAGGAGTGGTTCCACCCCATACGCCTTCTTTTTCTCTGGTGCTTAAAGCAAATGCTAGGCACTTGTCTTTAATCCAACAATCGTTGCAGATAGCTTTAGCCTGTGCAACGCTGGCTTCCTCATAGTCTTCTGGATAGAAGATATCAGTATTGTATGAAACACAAAGCTGTGTACCATCAAATGGACTTGATGCCACTGAAAGCTGCATACTCTTCAAAACGACCCTCCTCCCAATCCCACATGAGATCTGTTGAACCCATACCTGAAATACGACTTGCTGCAACAGTTAAAGATCTAGATGAATCATCTTCCTCATCCTGTCGCTGTAGTGCTAGCACAATGTCTGAGTCCTGCAAGAAGGAAGACGTGTAACCAATAGAATCAGCAGTTACTTTTCCGCCACGCATTTTAGAACGCAGTGCTTGAGTACTTACTACAACAGGTACATCGTAACGCTGAGCTACACGCTTCATGTTACGAGTAAGACTACGTAGTGATCTTTCGCTTTCAGTCTCGCCGGTCTCTTCATCCATCATCAGGTACATACCGTCAACGAATACTATATCCGGTTTGAACTTCTCGATCTTTGCAGACAGACCAGTGATGGTTCTAGCAGCAATGTTGTCTGGCATCCAGAACTCTTGACGGAGCTCACTTAGATGATCCATGTAACGCTTCTCTTCTTCGGTGTGCAGTGCGCCACGGATCAAGCGACCGTGTGAGATGTGTGCACGCATAGCATCGTAACGAGTCTTCATTTCTCGTGCAGTCATTTCAAAGGACTGGAACATAACCTTAAGGTTCTCATCCTGTGCACGGATAGCCATCTGCATAGCCAAGACAGACTTACCTGTTTTAGGCGGGGCCACTATAGTCCACAGCTGTTGACTAAGTAATCCGGCAGTAATGTCATCGATAGTTTTAAAACCAGTAGAGATACCAAGCAAACCGTTAGGGCGGGTCTTAATACTTAAGTACTCATCGTAACGCTGTAGTGGGTTATCACTCAGGTTCTCATCGTTAGATTCTCTGGTGTTGTCATTGAGAAGCGATTGAACTGCAGAGCTCATAGTCTGAATAGCGGCGTTGTGATCGCCTTGCTGTACAGCCTGTTGTGCCTCTAACAGAGTGTCGATAGTCTTCTGACGCTTGCGGTACTCTACCAACTGATCCAAGAGATACTCGATGTTATCTTCTACGGCATGCAGCGTATAGGTAGGGAAGTTTTCCTTTACAGTAACGGCAGTAGGTACTTCACCATACTTCTCGTTATGCTTAGCAACGAACTTCCACACCTGTCGGTTGAGATCATTAAAGAACCAGTCCTCCTGTACACCGTACTCAATAAGGGGTCTGATATCCCTACTGCGTATGGCTTTGGAGAGCAAGCGCTCTTCATTATTTGCTGCCATGCATTGCTCCCTCGTCTAGAAACCAGTGCCCGTAGCGCATACCACGAGAGCTGACATCAATTACATATTTTATTTCTGGCCTGTACGGAAGCTCTGCTACAAGATCAGCAACTACCGGATAAGCTTTTGAATAATTAAATGGGTTAGTACCTAGGTTGTCTAGATCCTCTAACACATTGTCCATCTGTTCTTGAGAATGTTCAAACCCTACTAGCTCTAGGGTGTACTCATTCTTATCTCTGAACCGCCAGAAACTTGATAAAGCTTGACGGCTGTAAGTAACTTCTTCGTAAGGAACTTGAATACCAAGCACCCTATTAAACTTTAGTTCCCTAGCAAGTATGCAGTCTAAGGTTACGATTACCCTCATAGGTATCTCGTTAGAAATATCGCCCCCGCGCATTCTTACAGTGCTACGATCTTGCCGTAGTTCACCAGTAGTTCTCGGAAAGCCACTGGATCCTCAGCAGCCATCTCACTCTTGTAACGATCAACTTTGTTTGAGATTTCTACAGGATAGGTGCCACCGTTGTTTGCCATCTTCTCTTTTACAAAACGAGTATGCTTACATTGACTGCGTGTGGTATACCCAGGGCAGTTGCAACGCAGCTTGTGTGTACTCTGATGGACATGCACTTCGTGCACACCAGTGTCAGATAAGAAAAGCTGCGTGATCATCCAATACATGTCAGGTATTTTCATTTTCGTAAGTCTCCATTCTCTGATTCTACCTCAATCCACATGAATGCTTCATGGGCAAAACTTGCCATTGGTTCACCATACGTACGTCTCCAGCTGTCTGTACGTACATTCGTTGTAATAATTGTTGGAAGACCTGAGTTAAACCTTGCACGGATTAATGCATCGAAAACATTCTCTGCCCATCCTGCTTGCGTTTTGTATTCTTTACCGAGGTCATCTAAGATGAAGAGCGGTATCGAATGACGGTCATCTCCGTAGATTCTTTTCAATTCATCGGCTAGGCTGTCGTCAGAGAAAGCGCTCTTCTCAAGGCGTAGGAACTTTGGGTAGTCCAGGAATAAACCAGGCTGTTCCATATCAAACGGCATCGTCCGAATAAGCTCCTGTATCGCCACAGAGGCTAGGGTTGTCTTGCCGTGACCTGGTAACCCTACTAGTAGGAGCCCAAGCCCGCTAGAGGGGCTTCCAGGGCTTTTAATGACCATCCCAGATCTAACCTGATCCATCCAG